ACGAAGTCCAGCGTGCCCTTGAACAGCACGTGGTCAGCACCCTTGTGGTAGTGGACGACCGTATTGCTCTCGAGGTCGTAGAACTCGTAGACGATGATGCGCTTGTCGATGCCGGCGAACCGGGTCATCGAGGTCTTCTGCACATCGTCGAGCATCCAGGTCGGGAAGGTCTCCGGCTCGATGTCGTCGTGGTGCTCGTAGCGACCAGACTTGACCTTGGCCTTGTAGGCCGAAGGCGTGAGCGGGCAGGCCTGGATCCAGTACCGGATGTCGTCGTTGTCCCGAGCACTCAGGTCGAAGAACACCGAAGCAGGGTTCGGGTTGCTGACGACCGGGCAGTCGTTCTTGCTGTCCCACGACACCTTGAAGATGCCGCGCTTGCAGAGCACTGCATCCATGAGGGCCAGGGCCGACCGACGGCGCATGTTGACCGAGCGGAACGCCCACTCCATCAGTCCGTTCGTAGCGCCTGCCAGGTCCTGGCTGTCGGGCGTCTGCGGCATCGCGGCGACCTGCGGGTTCGGTCCCAGCAGGCTGCTGATGGCGGTGTCGGTGATGGCGTAGATGAGGTTCTTCTGCGCGTACATCGACGACAGGCGGGCATCGAGGATGGCCCCCTGCTTCTCGTACGTCTCCCAGAAGTCACCACGGTAGTAGGACCGAGCACGATCGAAGTCGTTCTTCTCGTAGTCCTTGTAGTACGCCAGGTGCTGGTCGATGAGGTCCTTGAGCTTGGCCACCTACCCTCCGATCGACTTCAGCGCAGCGGCGATGTTCTGGAGACGCTCAGCCTGGTTGGCGTGCGTCTCAGAGGCCTGACGAAGCTCGCCGACCATCTCGTCCATCCGCTCGGTCATGTCGTTGCTCACGGCCTCGGCGTGCTCCTCGCGGTGCATCTCGCCGGGCCCCTCGTAGTCGTCTTCGTCCTCGTAGAACTCGTGCATGTACTTGGAGCCTTCCATGCACTCCATGCACCCACAGCCCTGGTCGTGGCCGTCCGGGTCCTGCACGACCTCCAGAATCACGGCCTCTGGGCCGAACTTCTGGAAGATGTGTGCCATGAGGTCCTTGAGACCAACCAGGTTCTGTGGGTGCATGGGGGACCTCAGGTGCCTTCGACGACGAGCCGGCCGCGAAGTTCTTCCAGCTCTCGCAGGGTGTCTGCTTCTGCCTGACGGTCCCGCGCAGCCTTGTTGCCTGCCTGCATTTCTTCCCGCCCACGACGATACGCGTCGTGAGTTTCTGCGCGCATCTGGTCGACTCCGGCCTTGCGCGCAGCGCTAAGGTCCTCGCGCATCTGGCGGGCCTTGATGTTCCTTTCCTCGATTCCCTTGTATGGGCTGCCCTGCGAGCGAGTAAAGTCAGCAGCCGCAGCTGGGCCTGCGCCAAAGGTTCCAGACTTATCCATGCGTCCCATGGCAAGTTCGGTCTGCACGCCGCGAATCACGCCCATGGTGTCCGCGTCGACCACGCCAGTGGGCTCGAGGCCAAAGCGGCTCTGGAAGGCCTTGACGGCGTTTTCTGTGTTTCCGCCGAAGTCGGAATCGACTGCGCCCGGGTCCAGCGACTTATCTCCCATGAATGCGGAGATGTCCTTGAGGCTGAACTGCAGCGCGCGGACATCGTCGTTGTTGAACGTACCGCGCTTGAGGCTGCGCGAGGTCACCGGTGCTCGGCTGACCTCACTGATGCGCATCGTACCGAAGTAGTCGTCCGGCGCGGCTTCCGCCTTCGGAGTACCAGAGAATGAGCCGACGCCGGCAGGAACTTCTCGCCTTCGCGGCGCAGCGCTTGGGACATCCTCGACCGTGCTTGCGAAGATCGTAGCGTTCGTCTTCATGTCGCCGCCCGAAGGCATGTCACCGTAGCCTGCCGGCAGGGGAAACGCTCCGGAAGAGGCCGACTTTGGCGGCCGGTAAGACATGATTGCCTCGTCCATCATCGCCTTGGTTTCGTCGTAGTCTCCGACGGGGTCAGGCCTCATTCGGTCGGGCATGCGCGTCCGTGCCATGTCAGAACTCCTATGCCTTACGGCTTTGGCCGGAAGCGGCCATCTTGTTGAACTCAGCCGCGCCGTACTTCTTGCGCCCGGCGCTTGCAGCGATGGCCTCAGCCTGCTTACGGCTCTTGCCGCGCTTCATGAGGTCATCGACCATCTTCTGGAATCGGCCGCCGCCCCCTGGCTTGGTCGACTTGCCCTTGTAGGTCTTGCCCAGCTTTTCCTTGGAGCTGTTCATGACCTTCTTCTTGGCGTCGGCATAAGCCTTCTTGGGGTTCTTCTTCACGGCTACCTCATCTTCGGCACGGTGAAGGGGGACTCCTGCCGACTGCGCCGCATGGTATCACGCTTGCGTTCAAGCAGCCCAAAGGGAATCTGGCCGGGCTGGACCTCCTGCATGAGTTCTTCGTCGTTGTTCTTCTGGCGAGCAGCTCTCCGGTCGTTGTAGCGCTTGACCTTGGCCAGCATGTCCGCGGCCATGATGTAGGTGCGCGCACGGTCGAAGTGGTGCCCGGCGTCGTCGTCACCCTTTTCACGGCGGCTGAAGTCACCGTCATAGCGGAGAAGCTGCTGGAGCCCCGAGCGTGACCGGATGATGAGGTCATCTTCTCGGAGCAGTCGGACGAGGGCGAACTCGGCCTGGGCGATGCGCTTGTGGGTGGCGTACCAGCCGGGCTGGCGCTTGCTGTACGTGATCTTCACGCTCAGCTCACGCAGCGCGGTAATACAGCCTGCGTGGTTCGACTCCACCACGGCGCGGGCGTTGTTGTACCGCTGGCACACCAGCTGGATGCGCACGGCGAAGCGGTCAGGAGACTCGCGCCCCGACCACACGGCCACCTCGCGCAGGTCTTCCTTGTCGAAGACGGTCAGGGCGGCAGGGTCACCGACGTTGCCGAAGCCGGTCGGGTCTGCGTAGACCTCATACTCCCGGCCCTCGATGGGAGCCTCGAACTCACCGCTGCCGTAGCTCCCCTCGGTCGGGTCCTCGAGCGCGGTGTCCAGCAGGGTCCGCAGGACTTCTTCCGGCATCATCGGGCGCTGGCTACCGATCCAACCATCGTATGGGTCAGACGGGTACTTCGCGCTGAACAGCCGGCTGTCGCCTACGAACTCGGACCGGAGGCGCGTACGCATGAAGTAGAGGTTCTCCATGTCCATGCCGTGGCGCTTGCCCATGTAGTCGAGTTCTTCCTCGGTCGGGACGAAGCCCTTCGAGGGCACGGGGATGCGGCAGGTCTCGTCCTTCCACCACTCGAGGAACAGCGGGAAGAACTGACCTTCGCGCCTGAGCGCCTCGTGCCACATCCGCTCGTGGTACGACCCCGCTCTTCCTGGCGTGCTCTCGACCACCAGCTTCGCGTTCGGCCGCTTGTTGATGCCAGGGAACAGGTTGATGATGGCCTTTTGCTGGTGGATGGCCTCACCAAGCTCGGTGATGTGCAGGCGGTCGATGGAGTGACCGACAGCAGGGGCGCGACCCTCGAGCGACTTGATGACGATGTTGCCGCCGTGAACGAACTCCAGCTCTCGCTTCGAGCCCTTGCTGCCCGTGGCGAGCGGCATCTTCACCGGGTCAGGGAGGTTTTCGTAGGCGAAGCGCAGCCGCCGGAAGGCCATCTCTGCCGTGGCGTTGGTGTCGGCGATGAGCATGCCGGCGATGCCCTGCAGGTACATGCAGTCGCGCAGCAGCAGGTGCATGAGCGTGATGGTCGTGATCTTCGCCTGCCGGTACTTCGTCACGAAGGTCCAGCGGTTCGACTCGATCGCTCGGATGGTCCGCACCTGAGCCTGGGTCGGGTTCAGGTAGCCGGTGCTCTCGTCCTCGCGGACGATCTTGCACATGCTCACAAACGCTTCAGGCACGCTGAACATCGCATGGACCGCCTTCGGGTCCATGTGCGGAGCCACGACAATCTGAGCACCCTGCCTCATGTCACACGCCTGTGTTCGAGAATGTCACGAGATGTCACGTAAAGACGGAGTTGCCCCTGTCTGCCATCACCTGCTCAGCGCGCCAGGTCTGTGCCCTGCGCTCGAACACCTCGAGGCCAAACTCCACCAGGGCACGTAGCACCTCCGATCGAGTCACCTCGTCGGGGTCAATGCGACGACCGATGACTTCGGCAGCCACGTAGTCCCGGAGACTATCGACACGGTCGGATGTACCGCGGTCGTAGCGGGCTGCGATGTACTCTCTCTTTCGTCCCATAGGACCTCCTACGGGACCGTATCACAAGAAGAACACATGGGCGACGTGTCAACCCTTCGTGCGGTAGGCTTGCTCACCCAACAAGGAGGCTCCCATGCCGCTCATTCGTCAGGAAGAGGTCTACCCCGCAGCTCAGTACCCCTGGGCCCAGGCCGTCGAGATGGTCGCCAACGGCGCTGTCGTTCGCCATGACCTCGTCGTCGTCAACTCCGTCGCCGCCACCGGCAGCGTCATCCCGAAGGCTATCGCCGCTGATTCGACCATCGCCGGTCGGCGCGCCGGCGTCATGATGATTGCGACCGGCGCAGCTGCTGACGGTGAGAAGTTCCTGGCTGTGCCCTGGGTGGTCATCACTGGCGTTGACACCAGCAGCGCAACCGCAGGTGGTCCCGTTTACCTGAGCACCAGCGGCGAGTTCACCAAGACCAAGCCCACGGCAGCAGGTGCGGTTGTCGTTCCCGTCGGGTCGATCATGGCCGTTGACGCGGCTGACGGTATCGTCATGCTGAACCCCGGTGCGGTCTCGGACGCAGGCCTCGTCAAGGCAGGCCAGGTAGCGACGACGCTCGCAACCGCCACGGTTGCGATCGGAGCAGACTTTGACGACGGAATCGCGGTGGCGACTCTCGGCGGTGCGAGCAGCGCGACCATCCTTCACGCAGCCGTCTCCGGCGGCACGCTGACTGTCACGCTCAGCGGCGTTCCCGCTGCGTCCACGAAGATCAACTATGTCGTGTACGCCGCCGGGGTGGCAGCCATCTGATTTAGCGGCAGCAAGCACGTCACTGGCACCGTTGCTCCGCCATACGCGCGCGCTGACCGCCGCCCCTGCCCTCTCCACACCACTCCGGAGAGGGCGGGGGCTCTTCACGTCTGTTGACATGTGTAGAACACGGTTGATATACAACCTGCACGCACCCAGTGTCGTTGAGCGGGCAGCCGCAAGGTCCGACAAGGCAGCTCCTGGGCAGGCGTAGAACGTCGTCAACTACTTCGCTCAACACCGTCTGCCTTTGCGCAGGAGCACACCATGGCTATTTCTACCGAGGTCCTGAACACGACCTACCGGCAGCTGAAGGGTCCGCTGATCGACACCTTCATGCGTCGCACCCCCCTCCTCGACACGCTCATGAAGAGCAACCGTGTCCGCCAGAACATCGACGGCGGCACGACCATCGAGCGCGCCATCATGACCGGTTCGCCGGCTCAGGGTCGCGGCATCTACAACGGCACCGAGCTGCTGAACCTCACCCGCAACAAGCGGACTGAGCAGCTCAAGGTCGAGCCGCACCGGCTCGCCGCTGCCATCGCTATCCCGAACCGCGAGCTGGCCCAGAACGACGGCCCCCTCGCTGTGATGCGGCTCATCGAGAAGTACCCCGAGGCTTTCATGAAGTCGACGGACCGCTGCCTCGAGGCCTTCTTCCTCAGCGGTGCTGCCCCCACGGGCAACCACTCGTTCAACACGACCGCTCTCTCCGGGTTCCTGACCCTGAACGGTCTGTTCTCGAGCGGTACCCTCACCGGCACCACCAACGGTCTGCTCGACTTCGCCGCTCCGTCGGCTCAGTCGGATGACGTCCAGTCGCTGCAGAAGGACGAGGCCAAGTTCTACTACAACCAGTACAAGGCCATCTCCTCCTGGTCCGCCGAGGGTCTCAAGAAGCTCGGTCAGGTCATCCGCCTCTGCGGTCACTACGGCGTTGAGGGTTCCCCGACCCTCGGCTTCATGGACCCCGACTCGATGACCAACCTCGAGGACAGCAAGCGCGGTCACGTCCGCGTCCAGCTGGTCGACGACGAGCAGGAGAAGTCGGACCTTCACACCATCACCCACAACGGTGTGACGTTCCACGAGTCCCTCGACCTCGACCGGACCCTCTCGGTGTTCAACACCACGGCCCTGGCCAACGGTGGCGGCTACGTTCTGAACCCCGCGTACTTCGAGCTGAGCGTCCTCCAGGAGGCTGAGCTGTCGGACTTCGAGGACATGATCGCTTCCCAGGACGTGGTCGTCTCGAAGTTCAAGTTCCACGCCAACCTCATCTGCACCAACCTCGTCGCGCAGGGCTGCTTCAGCGGCTCGGCTCTCTGATAGGAGGCAATCATGCCCAGCATTCAGGCAATCGCTGACGCGCTCAGCACGACTTTCACCGACGAGCGCTACCCCGTCGGCACCACCTACGTTCAGACTGACAACCAGGTCAAGAGCAACCTCACGGGTGTCAGCGACCTCTACACCGACGCCAACTGGCTCGGTAAGGGTGAGCGCGTCTGGATCTTCGTCAAGGCGGGCACGGGCGGCATCGACGCCGGAGAGATCGTCAAGCGCGTTCCCGGCGCTGATCCGTTCGTCGGAATCCCGTCGTCGGTCGCCGACACCTACGCAGCGCTGCTGCTTGGTGTCGCCGATCATGACATCGACGAGGGTGAGTACGGTTGGGTGATCAAGAACGGCGCGTGCGTCTTTGACGGCACCGGTAGCGGCATCACTGCGGGTGACTTCGTCGCTTGTGGCGGCGCTGGCGGTGTCGCTCTCGAGGACGCAGACGAGGAGAGCGCTGCGGTCAT